ATCTGCCGCTCGACACGGTTGGCATCGGTGCCGTCCGCATCCGGGTTGTTAAGAAGCGCAATCACCTCGTGCAGCATGGCCAACATCTGCGGCGCAGCAACCATTAACCGAACGTCGGGAATGTTCGTAGCGTAAACGCTAGCCACATCCATCCCGTTCTCGCCGATCACTCTGTCCGCTCTATCGATACGGTCAGACTGAATCACTTCCCACGGGCCGGGGGTGTGTTGTGTAGTCATTGTGTGCTCCTGTAAAAAATGGGCGGTTGGTAGTCCCGCCCTAGTTGGCTCACGAATTAACTGCTTTGAGTGCTCTATAAAAGTTCTCGCTATCGCGCTCTTCGCGTGTTTTGTTTCGCGGTAGGTCACCCGGCACCGTCGCCCAATAACCGCCAAAACACTTAAATTCCATTTGAGCTCCAGATACGTCGATCAGCACCACGCCGCCGTCGCCGTGGCTGTCCTTCTCTGTTAATACGCTGTCCGCGTTCCAGATGCCGAAAGACACGTTTCCTGTATCGCCGTTAGTACACTCCTGCACCAAACGAGCCGCCGTGTATTGAACGTCACCGCTACGATCGTACATACGCTCGCGCAGCCGGGAGCAAATGTCCCGCACCTCATCGCCAGACCAATGGCAATAAATGACCGGCGAAAAGTGCTCACCGCGCACTACTTGAAACAATACTCGCTCGCCCATGTTTGCTATCTCCGTGTTATGTGTTTAGCGTGTTCAATCGATAGGGCCATCATACGCAAGCGGGTTGTGTAATCAAGCCCATCGAATTAGACGACCACTAAGCGGTTGCTTCAAGTTCCTTGATCCGTTGCCGGAGGCGGTCAACCTCAGTTTGCAATACCCTATTTTGAGTCGCGAGCTGAGACACCGGATCCACATAAGCCATCGAAACCAAATACAACCCGCGACCCGCCTTCTCTGCCTCGCCGCGCAGTACATACCGATCCAAACATTGGCGGCATGACCCGCGATCACCCGTTACTCGATTCCCAAACATCTCCACGGCCTTGGCATATACCTGCTTCACCGTCGCCGGTTCGCTGAATGCCGCAAGCGCCTCAAAGTACACCGATACATTTGCCATGGTTTTACCCTCAAAGTGACTAAGAATGTGAATAAGTGACGCCATCACTTACTTAGGCGTTATACCATCACTTATTCACTTTTTTACTATAAGATAAGTAACTTACTGAAGCAACATAAGTTCGTGTCGCTAAGAATTAATTGGCCGCCGATAGTAATAATTCGTCGCCGGTAGGTGTTTGAAAAGATTAGGTTAAACGGTGATTTTGACGGATAAAACGATTTTTTCTATTTCTTTCCTAGGTCTAAGGGAAAAGACAAACAAAGGGCTATAGGGAGGAGGGTGAAGGGAAAGGGTGTAAGGAAAGAAATATAAAAAAGATAATAATTAAGAATTCTCTCTATTTTTAGTAGTCCTTTCAATCACTTAGCAGTGGTCAATTATTTTTAGCGCAAGCGAAAAGGGGCTAGAATTAATTACGAAAGAATTGCACGGCAACGGTAAGCCAGTATAAGATGGCCCCTAGTTGGCCCAATATACGGGCATGGCGATATAAGGCGATATAAGGTCATTAGGGAGACTTTTACGCATGAGCAAGGGTAAGGGTGCGGGTAGCGAGAAGGCCGCTGTAAAGACCGCTGAAGCCGATATAAGACAGGGCGATATAAGACACACCACCTCGCTGGGTGATATAGTTGACTACACCACCAGCATGCCCATAGTCCCACAAAAGGATGGGCGACAACATCCCGATCCAGCCACGGCGCAAACCGTCGCCAACATGGTTTTTTGCGGCCAAACACAAGACACAATCTGCCGCGTTTTGAAAATGGGCATGGATACGCTCTACAAACACTACAAGCATGAACTCGAAACAGGCCAGCATGCGATGGTGCAGAAAATCGCCGGATCCCTAGCACAGCGAGCACTGGCGGGCTCAGATACCGCAGCCATTTTCCTGCTAAAAACTAGGGGCGCTGGCAAGTTTACAGAGAGGCAAACGCTCGACGTCAGCGTAGAAGTCACCCACAAGGCGGAGCTTGTGACCGAGCTTGCGGGCATGATCGGCCGCGGAATTGTGATCGACGCAGAACCCGTAGACGAAAAAAAGGGGGCATGACGCCCCCTAAGTGTCGCCACAGTGAGTCCGCGCTAGTTCATGTCATCCCATAGTTTTCGGTTACAGTTAGCGCAAGCTTCAAAACCTTCAGACTCGCCGGAATGCGTTATTCCAATGCACTCCCAGCCGGTGCGATTCCCGTCGCGAGTGTCTCTATAGACTTGCTTATAGTTTTCCCGCGTGCATGGCGTGCAGAGTAGTTCGCCGTCGTTCATTATGGCCGCCCATACATATCCGGCGTGCGTTTTGTAGCGTGCAAATGCTCGCAATTGATCTAGTGCTTTCATGGTTTCCCCTTAGTTCGTTAAAGTCTCAAGTGTAACGGGCAGCCCGCCCGGTGCTACGGGTTGCGGCGCGTCAATAATCGCGGGTTGCCCGCCATCGTCTGGCGTCTCGCCTAAGGCCAGACAAGCTGCTATGTAGCGCACTCGCTCAGACAAGGGGCCGCTATAGTTTAGAGCTACGTCCGTAGCGGTTTCGGTGTCGGGCACTAGGATTGCATCCAAACAATCGCCACGCCAGTAGTTTTTGATGCGCCCTAAGTTTGCATCTGGCCCTATAACGTTTTCAAGGTACCAGCTAAGCCAGTGCCCGCCCTTTGTAATGTGCTCCGCATCCCATGTGCGTATCACGATAACGTCGCAGTTTCTTTTGAACATATGTGCCACTCCGATTAGATGCTAGACGCATCCCGCAAGGCCCTAAGATTGCGCTTAAGGCCCTGCAGGCTGCGGACTAGGCCGCGATTGCGTATTGGCTGGCGAGAGCCTTTAATGCCTTTTGTTTCAGTGCGTCACCCGCACCCAATTGGGTGCTAGCGAACCGGGCACCGCGTGCGCCATCGTTTTCCGTGTCGCGAACGGTAGCGGCATGGTCTACGTAGTACGTTACGGCATTTAATAGGCCGTAAGCCGTGCCATCAGCACTCGCAAGGTTAGCGCCGGGGCTTTTCCGGTAGGCCGTCACAAGGGCGCGCAGATTGTTTTCGGCCTTAGTGCTCACAATTTTTGAGCCCTTGCCGTCCACCTTCCCAATGTCCGCCGGGTTGATGTCAAGCAAACCAGCTAAAAAGTCTAGCGCGGTTTTGTTGTCCACCTTGATTCTGGCCAGTGCGTGCCACTGTTCGCTAGTAATGCGGTGCTGTTCACCCAAAAGGCCAAAGGCCCGCGCCAGTCCCGCGCTATCGAATTGCGTCGAGTGTTTGTTTTTGTAGCCCTTTTCGAGCGCATCCCGGTCAACCATTCGCATCGTGTTGGCGCAGACTTGACGCACGGTAGTCGCTACTAAATCAGTAGCTCGTGAGCCGTCAAAACTAGTCTGCAATCGAATGTAACTATCGACCGCATCGCCGCCGGGCATTAAAAAACCGTAGTCGGGCCCAAGCTTCGCCATACACCACACGATGCGCCCGCCCCTAACAGCTCCGGCGGTTTCAATCTGTAGTCCATTGTCGCTAAGAAAATCCGCGAAGAATTCCATAATTTCACGGGGCTGGTGGACGTTGTAACGATTCTCAGAGACCACGCCTAAGGCCGCACCCGTGTCGCTACGGTAGAGCACAGACTGATTTTCAAAGCTCATGGCCCGCCCGTCGCTGGTGTTATAGATGACGGGGGCGCGGTTTGCATTCCAATTAAGTCCAGCCTTTTGGGTGATGGTGTCGATACTGTCGCCGCGTTCGATGGATTGTCCAAGGCCGTGCCAAGCTGAGGCCGCGCCGCCTACCGCCGCGAATGCATAAATGCCGGTGCTGTTGTCGATTTCATGTGCCATTGTCTTAACCTCTTTTGAGTGTTGATTGTGTCGCCGTCAATTGACGGCATAGGAATATTAATTCAGCGCAAGCCGATTGTGCAACCACATTTTCCATTGTCCATGGTGCGGTTACTTTTGAGCATTTGGGTCGACTCATTATATATGGCGCTGATCAAGCGCTAGCGGGTTGCGTATAACCGCGTAACGTGGCTAGCAGGTACCATCGGGGGCCGGTAGGCTGACCGGCAATTGGCGCAAACGGGGGGCGGGCGGGCGCACGTTTTTGACGGGGGGGGTGTAGGGTCCCATCTGCGGTATTCACCCTCCGGGTCCCCCGCTACTTTTTGCAACGCTACCGACTTGTGTTATTCTCGTTACATGCTTTATACCGGCGCGGGGCCCCTACCCCGACACACTTACTGTTATGTGGAGCCTCATACCTTTGGCAACGCTGAGTGGCTACGGGTAGCGTGGTTTGGGTTGGTATCTCATCCCGGCAGGACTTGGGGCTGTCATGTGATGTTGGAGTGTGGGGCGGTGTACCGGAACGTACCGTTTCACAAACTTGCACACAAACCCACAGGGACCCCTTGGGACCCCAGCGACGCTCAGACATGGGATTGTTACGGCATTCATTTCAGCGCGACCGAGTATCCGTTTTTGGAAGGGACCCGTATTCGCACTCGGCTACGATCCAAGCAGGAGCACATAGGGACGTACATGTTCACGGTGATTCCGATGTTGGATGGCTTTAGTGCGGAGCCTGAGCAGAGCAAGGAGTTTTACTTCATCAAACTAGACAACGGGCGTTTTACGGCGCAACCTACGAATCATTTGTTGGTACAGGACAAGTCGTTTATTACCGAGTCGTCTTGGCCCAAGTTAAGTCGTCAAACTAGCATTTGGAGTGTTGACCATGGCA